CCGATGCTTCTCAAAAGGGGACGGCATAGAGCAATCCTGCCCACAGGTGAGCTCCTGCAGCGAATGACTCAACTCATCAACTTCTTCCTACAAGACGTGTTTCACGGCAGTGAACGCGTAGCGGAGGAGTTGCCGATGTTATTCCAGCAGAATTTTGAGGCTGAGGTGTTCGGACCACGGAGAAGCAAGGCGACATGGTGGCAAACGGTTTTCCACCAAACCACGGCCGAAGAGGTGAACAACTCCGTGATGCTCCAACCTTTACTGGATCATTACGACTCCGTTGTTTACGTCGATATCGACATGACGTTGCTCATGTTCCTCGCGGGACACAAGCGCGTTATTAGACGTCGCGGCCTGAATGGCGACGGAACCTTCGTCTCATCGACCATGATGAGTTTCGAGGACGTTGCTCTGAGTTATCCGAATTACGCTCAGCTCTCCGCCAACACGCGGAGCAACACCATTCGTGTCATGTACAATGCTCTCGTAGTACGTGACTGCATCAATCACTTAGTCGCACCCCCTCGCGGCATCCCAAAAGTGAGCTCGGGTCGCCATGCTACACTCCAGAGTGGCGACCCCTCTTCCGTGTAGGAGTATCGAATTGTCACATCGCGGACGTCCCAGAGGTTACCAGGGACGTTACCGTGACAAGAGGACACGAATTCTACATCGACGGACGCATCTGCTTCCCCGACGATGGATCTCCCAACACGGATGGCACCTACAGGTCAATGTTTGGTCCCTGCGCACCCCACGACGGGGTGATCTACGCAGATAATGACTGTAACTTTCGACTTGGCGTACACAAACGCACCCTAGGTGTCCGGGGAACCCGTCCACAGGAAAAGGCTTTCAGATCAGCGCAAGGAATTTTTATCTCTGAAAACCCGGAACTACGCACACTAATTCACGATCAATTGGACGAGCTTAAGGAACTCAACGATTTCGTGGATATCCTAGAAGCAGCCCGAGAGCATCACGCCGACCCGCACACAAAAAGACTTCTACGCATCTCCGCCATGGAGGAGCTAGAAGAGAGCGGTGAGGTTAATGACACTCTTTGGTTGCGACGAATTTTGCTAAAAGCCAAGAAGAATGAATGGGCCAAGAAAAGTAAACCGCAACGAGGAATCGGAGATCTAGGCGTCGCCGCCTCTCTCCAAGGATTCTATGTAACCAAGATTCTTAAGAACGCCATGGCTGCAGCACCCTTCCTGTTCGGAGGTGGTGAAGCCAAATATATTAACCGCCCAGCTACATCTGAGCTGCGCGAAGTTTTTAAGAATCTCATATCCCCTGCAAGGCGGTTTTACTTCGCATTCTTCTCTGACGACTCCACCCTGTCCATTCGACTACCGAATGGAGAAGTCAGAATCTTCAACCTAGACATCAAGTCGTGCGACTGTTCGCACAGCCACTACCTCTTCCAGCTCCTGGAGGAAAT